TATCTAAAAGAATAAAATCGTGTAAAACCCCAACCACATCTAAACCAGGTACACACCCAACACCAGAATCAACACCAGATACTGTTTCAGAGTCTACTTCAAAGTCGGAGTTTGTGCCAGAAGTGCAACCAACTGCACCCATACCAATTCCAAAACCAATTCTTAAGAATAGAAGGCCCGTAGTGCGAAAGATTGAAACCGATCAAATACAAGAAGAAACCAAGAAGTTTCCACTTTCTAAGATGAGAAAGGGAGAACTTCTTAAAATGTGTACAGATATGGATTTGGATAAGATGGGCACGGTAGAAGTACTCAGAAAAAGAGTGAAAGAGGCAACCCAAGCAAAAAAGCTTAAACAATAAAATTTATATGTATACATGCTCGACCACATCCGTGAACTTATAGAGAGGGAATACGCACCCCAGAAATCAGAAGAATGGCTCGCACTAAGACAAAACATGCTTACTGCGAGTGATGCAGCGACTGCGATAGGTGTCAATAAGTATGAGACACCTCGTCAACTTCTATTAAAGAAATGTGGCAAAGGTCCGGTTTTTACTGGCAATGAAGCCACGAGACATGGCGAGAAGTATGAAGACGAAGCTCGAATTTTGTATGAACAACGTCATAATGAAGTCGTGCATGAAATTGGACTATGCCCACACCCGAAATATTCTTGGCTTGGTGGTAGTCCCGATGGTATTTCTGAATCTGGTAAGCTTGTAGAGATAAAATGCCCAATGCTCAGAGAAATAACACCCGAGGTTCCATGCCATTATATGCCTCAGCTCCAATTATGTATGGAGATTTTAGACCTACCAGAAGCTGATTTTATTCAATACAAGCCAGCGGAAACGAATTGGCCTAAACCAGAAGAGTTTATAGTGACGAGGGTTCCAAGAGATAGGGATTGGTGGGAAAAATATTTCCCAGTTATGGAGGAATTTTGGAAAAAGGTTTTATATCACAGAGAAAATGGTATTGAAGAACCAGTCAAACGCCCCAGGAAAAAGAGAGAGATCGTGAGACCGACGTGCGAGGTAATATCTGCATCTGAGGACGAAACACATTTCTACGATTAATTTCGCAGTGTATATTATAATAAAAAAAATGAGTGATATCAAAACATTCGGAAGCCGAGCTGAAGTATTCCACGGAACTGCTAAGAAAACGTCAGGTGGGTTGAAAAAGGGTGATCTCATGCTTAAGGGTGGCGAGATTAAGAGTAAATCTGCGTCCAAGGCTGCTATTTCTCGTATGGAGAGTGAGGGCAAGAAGGCCATGGTTAAGGTGTTTAAACCACGTGCTGGTGGTAAGTTTAAACTCCAACCTGCGGCTGGGACTGCGGCATATAAGAAGAAGATTAAGAAAATGTTGTAATACTATATAATGACGATTGCTAAGTGGAATGAATCTATTCGCATCGCTAAGATAAAATTGGGTATGAAACCTAAATCTTTTATTAAAATCCAGGGTAAACTCTTGAAAGAAGCTCAAGCTATATATCAGATTCTTTTAATGAATTCTAAGTAATAAATTGAAAACCTTTTAGTCTTTGTGGTTCATAAACAACGAGTTGATATAACTTCCATGTAACGCCAAATTTTCTATTCAAGAAATATACACTGCTTAATTCAACTATAGCGGTCCCTGAATTTCTCGAATACAATCCATTTTCTACCTTTGTACTTATATCGTTATGTCGTGCATCATAGACAGTTGGTCTGATGATGTTATCGGATGTTGTATCTACTTTTATTCTAAATTTGGGTTCTCTTCCAGGTGATGTTTTTATATTGGAATTGAACATTGGTCGTAATTGTTCAACACTCATCTCTTTTCCAAAGATATGTTCACTCTGTTCACTCACACTTTCTATAATTTTATCTTCTATTTTATGTAGTGTATTATAAAATTTATTAACATAGTTATTTTCTTCGTCATATCCCAGCATAGCAAAATCTATATTCCATTTCGTTTGTCCTACTTCTGGTACAAAGCCACTGATACCAAATGGCATATACATGCGAGGGATTTGAATTCTAACAGGCTTTCCTTCGGATGTGCATAACGAAATTTTTTTACCGTCGTAGCTGGCAATTTCAAGATTATCTAAAATATTTATAAATTTCGCCATTTAGTTTAACAAATTTATAAATATATATGATTACAAAGCTTTAAGCTACGCCGAGCACGCTACACAATCTGGTTCGAGTGAGAATTGGATAGGACGCGCTTTGGCTTTGCTTCTTAAATAGTACATCCCTGTTTTGAGACCTTGTTTCCAAGAATACATATGCATACTAGAAATTTTAGAAAGTGTTGGACTTTCCATGAATAAGTTCATGCTTTGAGATTGATCGATATATCTTCCTCTATCACGAGCCATATCTATTATATTCTTTTGACTAATTTCCCATACAGTTTTATATAATTTTCTGATATCATCAGGGATATCTATAATATTTTGAATAGAACCACCAGCCTTTACCATGAGATCCTTCATTTCCTTCGACCAAAGTCCTATTTTTTTAAGATCCTCAACTAAATGTTTATTAACTATTACGAATTCGCCGGCGAGTGTTCTTCTAAGGAAGATGTTTGTTGTCCAAGGTTCGAAACATTCGTTATTACCGAGTATTTGTGCGGTACTCGCTGTTGGCATGGGAGCTACGAGGAGTGAATTATATAATCCTCTCTTTACACGCTCCCGCATAGCGTCCCAGTCATATATACCCAAATTGGGGAGAGATTTACCTTCCCACATATCGAATTGTAAAATTCCTTTAGATGCTGGACTTCCTTCATACGTTTCATAAGATCCATACTTATCAGCTAATTCACAGCTTGCTTCGAGACTTCCGTGGTATATTGTTTCGAATATATTTGCGTTGATTTGTTTTGCTTCATCACTTTCAAATGGGAGACGCAATTTACAGAAAACATCAGCCAATCCCTGAACACCTAGACCAATAGGTCGATGGCGCATATTGGATGTTTTTGCAGTTTCGACTGGATAATAGGTTTTATCGATGACTTTATTAAGGTTTTTAGTGACTATTTTTGTTATTCTATGTAATTCTTTGTAATCAAATGTCTTTGTTTCTACATCCACATACTTGGGGAGTGCGATAGATGCCAAGTTGCAAACAGCTGTTTCTCCCGGGTTTGTGTGTTCAATGATTTCGGTACATAAGTTAGAAGATTTGATGGTACCAAGATTTTTCTGATTTGATTTCGAATTACACGCATCTTTATATAACATATAGGGCGTCCCGGTTTCACTCTGTGATCGGATAATAGATTTCCAAATATCAAGTGCTGGGATTGTTTTGGTGGCTAATCCCTCTTCTTCGTATTTGGTATAGAGCTGTTCAAATTCTTCACCATATACGTCGGAGAGTCCTTTTGCTTTATCTGGACAGAAAAGCGACCAATGACCACCCTCCTCAACTCTCTTCATGAAGAGATCTGGGATCCATAATGCAGTGAACAAATCTCTACACCGAGCCTCTTCGTCACCCTGGTTAAGTCGTAACTCGAGGAACTCCTCGATATCTGCATGCCATGGTTCTATATATACAGCGATAGAACCCTTTCGACGTCCCGCCTGGTTTACATATCTGGCTGTGGCATTAAATACACGGAGCATTGGGATTATTCCATCTGACTGACCATTTGTACCTCGTATATGAGACTTATTTGCTCTCACATCATGTATATGAAGACCAATACCTCCAGCCCATTTCGATATCTGCGCACATTCGGTCAAACTCGCATATATACCGTCAATAGAATCTCCTTTATTTGCGATAAGAAAGCAGCTGGACATTTGTGGTCGTAAGGTTCCCGCATTGAATAACGTCGGAGTTGCATGAATAAAGTTTCCTTTGGACATATTATCATACGTTTCTAACACACTTGGTATATCAGAACCATGAATACCTATACTAACTCTCATAAACATATATTGTGGAGTTTCCATCAATTTCCCTTCGAGTTTTTGTAAATAGGATTTTTCCAGGGTTTTGAGACCAAAATATCCAAATTCAAAATCCCGTTCGTGAATTATATTATCTTTTACCTGAAGAGCTATTTCAGCCACTTCTTCAGTGACTACACCCGCCTTGTATAATTTTTTCATGGAGATATGAAAATTGTTAGGAGCTATTTTATGTATATTGCTCGCAACCAGTCGCGTGGCTAGAATTTCATAGTCTGGGTCGATTGTTAACATCCCAACACAAATTTCAGCAGAGAGTACATCTATTTCTTGGGTGGTGATTTCGTCGTGCATAGAGGAAAAAACTTGCTGAGCAATCATTGTTGCATCGACATCTGTGGAGAGATTTGGGGATTCTTTTATGAGTTTTGAGATCCTGTTGGTGACCTTATCAAATTTTACGTCTTCAACACGACCGGAACGTTTAACAACGCGCATGGTATGATAATTTATATGTATATTCTTTTAAATTATTTTAACACCTGAAATCATCACTTCGAATTGGTACTGGGCCAAGGAGTTCAGCATAGCGGTTGGGCTGGAGTTGTTGTGAATTTACAAAGAACGCTCCTTCGGTTCCCGGTTTAGAAACTGGTGGGTAAGAAGCAATGAATGTTCCGCTAACGGGCTTGGGTACCGCGCGATTAAGGTTGCATGGCTTTGTCTTATACACTTCGTCAAAATCTGCGAGTGGTATGCTTGTCATTTATATTTACTGATACTTTTTTTCCGAGCATATATTAAATGTGTGATAATCTTCATCTCAATTCTATAAAACAATGCGCTACTCCGTTGAATACACTCTTTTTTTCCGAATTTAATAAGAATTTACTTCAGAGGGGGATTCGACAAGAATTTAGGAATAAAACTGGGGCTTCGATTGATTACCAGAACAGCGATGATTTATATAGTATAATGCGTGTTGTTTTTGTCAATAATGCGGGGGATCAAATGACAAGAGTTAACGAACAAGTGAAATTTATGAACAGTGTGGTAATTAATACAGCGGTGGGTCAGATTCAAACAGGCGTTTCTCAGTACATGGGGTATAGAAAAGATATAGATAACCTCGCAGTACCCATTGATCAACCAATTAATACAAGCACCTATGGGAAGAAGATAGATAAGAGTACTCAAATTGGTATGTAAAAATATAATCTGGGTTATTATAAAAGATGAGCAAGTATATGCTCAGTGATGAAGATACAATAAATGATATAAATCCTTACGTTGAACGTGACTTTTCAGTACCGGGTTATAGGAGAAATCCTTATTCTGTTAGTTGGGAGGATCCAGTAGATGATGATGTATCGGAGTTTCCAGTATACGAAAGAAGTCCCGCATGTGATACTGTATCTAAAACAGTTGGTCGCATTATGGGACCAAGCAAAAACTGCGCATACCGCCCATTAGATGAGTTTTACCCACGACGTAATATAGATGACGGGGAAGTTTTGTGGTTAAAAGAGAAACAGTTACAGAGCTTGGAATTGGTGGAAGAAACAGAAAAACAGAGAATAGTTAGATATACAGTCAATGTATTTATTCTTATAAGTCTGCTTCTATTAGTTTCAAGATTTTAAATACTTTTTCGAGTCTGTAATCATTTTTACAGGAGTCTATAACTTCGGGCATAGTTTCTTTACACATGGTGTTTATTAATCTTTTTTGCCAAGCGCACCGAGTATTAACTATAGGGGGTATAAATGTTGGATCTAAAATTTTTAAAGTATTCATAGTGCGAATCAGAGACCATATATTTTTATTTTCACATAAAATGTTATCCAATGCAACTAAAACCATTTTACGCCTGATTTCAGTTGTTTTTTCAATCATAGTGTTTAGAAATTGTTCATAGACTAATGAGTCTGATACGGATCTTATTTCGTGCCATAATCCCAGTGGTCTAGAATCAAATGTATCTGTAAAGTGTTCATATCCATACCCCGGGATATATTTTACATAATCTGTTTCGATGACGGTTCCCCAAACGCTAGATTCTTCATCACGCACACGCGCAGTTTTTAAAAAAGAGGTCATTATTTATTTTAGGATATATTCTCTAAACTCTTTATCGAGACTTTTAAGCCCCTAAGTGTACACGGGGTTTACTGTAAATTCAATTTAAAGATGTACACAGCTGTGGCTAATAATACATTTTCATATTTACTTACACTCGATGAGTTTAGGAGGGAAATATTAGAAAAGTTTCGACCTTCATGGATAAAACTCACAACTATTACAATGGTATCAAGTTTTTCAAAGGAAATAGACATACAAAAGATCAGAGACGCATTTACGAGATTATCATCCATAAAATTGAAAATGAAAAATACAAAGGGTGGATCGGTGAGAGAGTGGTCTCTTAAAACAACGACCAAGTTTTACAATCAAATTACTCTAACATATACAGATGAATATAGTACAAAGTCTATAAAAGTCTTTCCAAATGGGAGTATTCAAGTGGCGGGATGCTCTGATCTTTTTGATTGCAATCGTATTATAAAACAACTTTCATTTTTATTTAAGGTTTGTTTAGGAGACGCACATGTTGCACCCATCGACACATTTAGAGTTGTCATGATCAACTCAAATTTTAGTTTAAATTATAACATAAATCTTATACAGGTCGCAAATCATTTCGAAAATCAATCAGACATATTTAAAGTTTCTTTTGAACCAGACAGATATTCTGCCGTGAAGATTAAGTTTTCACCAGCAGAGGATATGAAAGAGATCACAACCAGCATTTTTAGTACAGGAAAGGTTATAATTACAGGCGCGGAAACACTCAAGGAGATTGCATTTGCATACAATATTATCAATAAATACATAAACGAATCGGATGTTATTCGTGTATCAGAGACAGCGACCAAGGATGTATTTGATAATATGTCAGGGTACAAAATAGAAGATATGGTAGAGAACATCAAGAAAAGGGGGTTTAAATCATGGAGACAGACTATTTCGAATAGACAAATTAATTTCTAATGTAACAATAAAAAAAATGAGTCAACGTCTCGGTATGGCCGATGGTCGATGCTTCACAATGAACAGCTCGTCCCAACTTTATGATAATTATATCATGGAAAAAAATGGAATCGCGAAGGCTGATAATTACGCGTATCGCCGTCTTCTTCAAGAAAAGGGTACAAAGATTTTGAAACCTACACAAGAATTACAGGGTGTTTCCAAATGTAACGTTTGTGATAACGCCCTCCTTAATATGTCTGATATTTATTAAAAATAATATATCTATATTTTAAAATGAGTGAAATACTCATATTATGCTGCACTTCATCGGTTGTATCATGTATAGCTAGTGCAGCAGCGTGGTATGGTGGAGCGGTACCCAATACAGTACCCCACGCATTGAAAATTTTACAATTTGATAGACTTAAACCACTCAACGACGCGAAGGGTCAGAAGGCAAAGAAAATGACACCTGATAGTCAAGAATGCAGAGCAGCAGTGCAGTGGGCTAATGATTACGTAGATGGTAAATTCGAACCCTACAAACCTCAATTTATGGGACCATGGAGTATGGTCATAAGCGATACAGATTTTTCATCCATGACTCTAGAAGAGTTACGAGATAAACATTTTGGTTGGACGGATGAAAAGCGGTGGACAGTTGGGTTGAAAAAGGGTGGTGGATTTAAGAAATCAAGAGATTCCGATTTCTTTTTTTCAAGAAGACTCCTCAAATGTAATAATATGGAAGAAATACCACCAATAGTTACGAGAGAAACAGAGGTAGACTAATAGTATATTTAATTCGCTAAATTCCGATAATAATCTTCTAGCAATTCTCCAGATGACTACGTGTGCCATATGTCTTAACTCGGTTCGTGAAACTCGAGTAAATACATTACGTTGTGGACATATTTTTCACACACATTGTCTGGAGAAATGGAAAGAAAAAGGGAACATAACATGCCCCACGTGTCGAAAGGTATTTTGTGGCAACAAATATAAAGTCACCATAAAAGTGGATAATAATTTTGAAGAAACATCAAATACAGCGACTGTAAGCGATTCGTTTGTATGTGATGTTTTGGATATATTTTTTAATGTTGTTAATGATTCAGACCTTGATAGCCTTCTTGCGAGTTTTGGGATGAGTCCCTCCGACTTTGACCCCTCTATCTTTGACACAGAATGAGCTACAATATTTAGTATATTTTAGTCCTGGATAATTTCGAGAAGCTGTTCGGGGATCTTTTATAATTTTATTTTTTGCATCAGTGAGAAGGGGTCCAGTCGCCCAACCTCTTTTATGACTGAATACATTTGCTTTAAATATAAGTCGTTTCCCAGGCGAGAGTTTACCGGATTTTTTAACACGTGATACAGGTACTTCAAAGAATTTTGCTATTTTTTCATAAGAATCACCGGATTTTACTTTGTATTCAACTATTCCGTGTTGTTTGTAAAAGTGAAAATCACCCTGTCTGAAATAATTCTTTTTATTTCCGGGAGCAACGAACATCATAATTTTATAGTGGCTTTTCTTACATTTATCTTCTGCTTTTACCTTGTATACTTTTTTGGGGTTATCGGATATGACACGCTCTGGGAGGTTTTTACAATGTGTATATGTGTGTGCTTTATTTCTCCCAGCGCGTTCACCCGGGACACTTTTCGAAGGTCTATAATTTTCATAATCATTTACAGCGTATGCGTAACAGTTATTGTTAGATATACCAGTCGTTCTCCCCCAAAGTCGCTGGGTAAATTTTTTTTCAGAACCACTCAATGGAAGTGTCTTCATTAATAATATTCCAGAAAAAAATATTATTAATAAATAAAACAATGATCAAGGACCTTTTCAAAGCTAAGAATCAATCCGACATTCTCGTTGAACTTTTGACGTTCATCCTCGCTATTCTCATAAGTACGTTTGTTTTGCGTTTCGCTTGGAATCGCAGCTTAACAAAGCACATCAGCGTGCTTAAACCAATCGATACTTTCCTTGATGCGTTCATTCTTTCTTTATCTATCGCGATTGTTCGTGGTGTTTAAACTTCTTTAAAACCGACGTGTCTTTCGCCATTACTGTGTACTAACGTTGGGAATGCTTCCATATCTGCACACTCTTCTTTATCACAATCGATAAACGTATAAGATTTTCCAGATTTTTCGAGATATTCTAACTGCTTTCGAGTCCAGCCACATCCCATGGTCCCGAATACAGTCCATTCGCCGTTGTCTTTCGTTTTCTCTTCGGATTTAGGAGATGCTATTTTTCGCGGCGCGGCGGCGGCGACGACGCGCGCGTGCGGCGTGTTCCTGAGTATAATGAGATCAATTATAAGTAAAATGAGAATGGGGAGAAGCATTTACTTTACTTATATATTTTAATTTATATAGATGTGTTTACTTTATTCACGGATGGAAGACGCTCCTGGGTGTTTAAATGCTAAAAATGCAGCCAATATAATAGAAGCCAGTATACCAAAGTCGTATTCAACACGGAGATCATTCTTTCGGCTCCATCGTACCGTGAAGTAAACGCTTAGGAATACACCGATCGTTCTTAATATAATTTCAGCGTGAACGTTCATTATTACTTAATGGAGAAAATTTTCTCAGTTTCTAGTAAGGATGGTTAAGTTAGCCCAACTTGTCCACATCGCCAACCACACTAAGACCAATTCTCAGAAGAGCGCGGTCGGTGAAGAAGTTAAAAAACTCCTACGAGGAAAAAAGGATGGCGTCTCAAAGGCGTGTTACCCCGAGAATCATTTTTTCACTAGGATCAAACAAAAACCACTCTTAATCAATAAGGCGACACAATTACGTGCCATAGGGAAGGGTCAGTATGGTACAGTCTTCTATGGGTGTATCGATGACAAATGCGCCACACAAGTCGCGATTAAGGTTACGACAGAAGAAAGTGCCAAGATGGAGTATCGTATTGCCGAAAAATTGAAAGGAATGGGCGCACCGCGCATGTATCATTTCAAATCGTGTCGCACGGACGATATTCTTTATTTCGAATACATCGACGGTAAAAGCCTTCAGAGATGGTTAAAGACCAAACCAAGTGAGGCCGCGGTTAAAAAGGTCATCGGACAATTGATACAAAACCTAGCCAACATTCATAAAAAATACCCAAAATTCAGACACCACGATCTTCACTCGAACAACTTACTCATTCTTAAGAAGAAGGATGGATTTAAACCAGTAATCATAGATTTTGGTATGTCCACCATGGAAGGTGTGAGAAACCCGATCGTAACATCTGGGGAACTCGCCTCGTTTCACGGTATTGGTAGTAAAAGTCATATAATGTATGACGCACACTTCATTCTTAATTCATTGTTTTATGAAATGATGAAGTATAGTGGTTATAAACAGACAAAGGAATTCTTGCGCGATATATTACCCGAAGAGTACCGAGGAGCGCGGGGTATCCGGGATGTAACAATGAAACCGACGAATTTTGGCAAATACGTTGATAATTACAGGATGGTAATGGGCGTGAAACACAATTTTCCAACCTACGAAACAATTTTAAAACATCCATTCTTAAGTACTACAACGACGAAAAAGAATATTCTCAAAAAGGTTCTACCACCAACGAAAAAGAAAGGAGAATGGGCGTCTCATCGAGACGCCACCATTCGTCGAATCAGGGCGGTGCGAGGGCTCACTCCCCGCCCCCCACAACCACCCGTGCGTAAGGGGAGTGCTAATCAGTCAAGTGCTATTCGCCGCGCTGTGGCTGTCCTCCAAAAGAACGCCGAAAAGAAGAAGATGCCATTAAAAAGACCCGGT